ACGTATTTCAGCGGTACAGGCGGGCATGACTTTTGAACAAATTCAAGACATTGTGCATGGTACGGTTGCAGCAGCTTTGGATGCGGGTGATCTAATTGGCGGGTCGCCTCAACGTGAGCCATTCCAAATGCCTGAGCAAGCCCAACAACATCTTGACCAAGGTATGCAGCCACCACCCGAGCAAGGCATGATGCCACCCGAGCAGATGCAACCGCCCCCAATGGAGCAACCACAATGAAATGCTGCGATTTTATAGGTATGTTTTTTTTAGCGCGTGACGTGGTGCATAGCGTACACCTGAACACTCGCAGCTACTCTAAACACAAAGCGTTGCAAAAGTTTTATGAAAACATCATTGACTTGGCTGATTCGTTTGCGGAAGCCTATCAAGGGCGCCACGGGTTGATTGGCCCCGTCACTTTGCAATCTTCTAAAAAGACTAGCAACGTAACCGAGTTTTTGGAAGACCAATTAAATGAGATTGAAAAATGTCGTTACGAAATTTGCGACAAAGACGATTCACCGTTACAAAATTTAATCGACGGGATTATTGAACTTTATCTCTCAACCCTTTATCGACTCAAATTTCTTTCGTAAGGCATATCATGGCAAATTACACCTACATCACGGCGTCTAAACAGATTAAAGTCGGCGCTGGCAAGCTAAAGGGCATCTTTGTAAGTTCTGCCTCTAGTACGCCTACAATCACCATTTATGACGTGCAAACAGGCACCGCCACCACAATGGTCGGCGCTTTTACACCCGTCGGCGCAACATATTACCCAATGGGCAATTACGACGGTAGCTTTTTTAATCAAGGGCTAAACGTAGTAATTAGCGGTACGGTCGCTGCAACTGTTGTTTACGAATAAAGGGTTGCCATGAGCCGCTTAATTTTTGATGCCGATACATTAGGCGGCACAACTACTTTATCTTCTGCTGATGCAGTCGGTAACTTTACGCTTGTCGTACCGGCTGTTGACGGTACGTTATCAGTCAAAGACGCCTCGGGTGATGCAACCTTTCGCAACCTGACGCTTACCGGTGCGGTGCTTGCCGGTGCCTGGAACGGTACACGCATTGGCGTGGCTTACGGCGGTACTGGTGCTACAACGCTTTCAGGGTTGGTTTTTGGCAACGGCACATCTGCCATGACAGCGGCTACTGCGGCACAAGTTGTATCGGTTATTGGGTCAACTTTCGTTACCAACGCCACAAACGCAACAAATGCTACGAATGCCACAACCGCCACTAACATTGCGGGTGGGTTGTCGGGCTCAATTCCTTATCAAACTGGTGTTGGCGCAACTGCGTTATTGCCTAGCGGCACAAACGGACAAGTTTTAACACTTACCGCTGGTCTTCCTTCTTGGGTTACTGTGGCGGGTACCGGTACGGTCACCAGCATTGATGTGTCGGGTGGCTCGACAGGTCTAACGACTTCAGGTGGGCCGGTCACAGGTACAGGCACAATTACCTTGGCGGGTACATTGGCATTGGCTAACGGCGGTACGGGTGCTACAACGGCTGCGGCTGCTCGCACAGCGCTTGGTCTTGGCACAATTGCTACGCAAGCCGCAAGCGCGGTAACCATTACCGGCGGCACAATCAACGGTACGTCAATTGGTGCAACAACTCGCTCAACGGGTGATTTCACAACGATTAGCGGAAACACGGTTACTAGCACCACGCCAGTATTAAGTTTTAATGCTACAAATACGATTGCATCTTTTGGCACAACAACTGCTAGTTCGTACAACCAGTTGATTATCCAAAACCAAAGCAATAGCGCGGGCGCATCAACAAATTACGTTACCTCTAACAATTTAGGCACTGACTCAACGTATTACGGCGAATTTGGTATGAATTCCTCGACGTTTAGTGCTTCAACTCCTATTGATTTTTATTCAATTAACAATGGCATTTATTATTCAGGTCACGACGGCGACGTGTCGGTTGGTTCAGGTAACGGGTTTAAAACATACTTAACGTACGGCACTACAGGTCAATCTTCGCACGTTATTAACGCCTCGGGCGCTATTGGTTTAACCACCAACCTTGGCACAACCCCTGCCCTATCCGGCACAACCGGTTTTGGCACGTCAGGGCAAGTGTTGACGTCTGGTGGGTCTGCTGCACCGCCTACTTGGACAACACCAACAACAGGTACAGTCACTTCTGTTGCCGGTACAGGTACGGTCAACGGTTTGACTTTGACAGGTACGGTTACATCGTCGGGCAGCTTGACCCTTGGCGGCACACTAAGTTTGGTGTCACCGCCTCCGATCGGCACAACAACCCCCGCTGAAGTTAAAGTCACAGTTGGTTGGGCGGCAAACACCGCCTTGACTGATGCCGCCACCGTGGCGTGGGATACAACCAACCAGGTTGCCACTTTCACTTTCGTGTCAACCAACCGCACTTTTGGCGCACCGACTAACCTAAAAAACGGTGCGTTTTATGCGTTAGCGGTCATTCAAAACGGTGGTAGCAACACGCTTACTTGGAACTCGGTGTTTAAGTGGGCGGCAGGGGTTGCACCTACGTTGTCTACCGCCGCCGGTGCCAAAGACTACTTCACGTTCCGCTCTGATGGCACAAACCTGTATCAACAAGGTATCTCACAGGCAGTAGCTTAATGTTTCCAATACTCGCAAGCAACTCTGCGGCTCCTATTTACAACCTTACACGCTCGCTGCGGCTTAGGGCTAGTGCGTCTGCGTTTTTAAACCGGACTCCTAGCGTTGCGGGAAATCGGCAAGTTTGGACATGGAGTGGGTGGGTAAAACGGGGGGTTGTTTCTGGCGCATTGCAACAGACGTTATTTGGTGTAGGCGCAGGTACAACAGATGCAGATTTTATTCAATGCACAATAAGTACCTCAAATACTTTATACATCGTAAATTACACTGCAAGTCTTTTTTTACAAACTACTCAGGTTTTTCGTGATCCTTCTGCTTGGTATCATATTGTTGTTTCCGTAGATACGACACAAGCGACAGCAAGCAATCGTGCAAAGATATATGTAAATGGCGTACAAGTTACCGCTTTATCAAATTCAGTTTATCCAGCATTAAATGATAATACTGCCATCAATAGTACAAACGTATTTAATATTGGCAGGTTAAACCAAACAGGCGGTATATATTATTTTGACGGCTACCTAGCCGAAATCAATCTTATAGACGGTCAAGCCCTAACCCCATCATCATTCGGCTCAACCAACGCGACAACAGGCGTATGGCAACCCGCAGCATACACAGGCACATACGGCACAAACGGTTTCTATTTACCCTTCACAGACAACTCTGCGCTGACCACAAGCAGCAACGTAGGCTTGGGTAAAGACTTTAGTGGCAATGGTAATTACTGGACTACGAATAACATCAGCTTAACGGCTGGTGTGACGTATGACAGCATGACAGATGAGCCTACGTTGACGTCTGCTACGGCGGCTAATTTTGCTGTGTTGAATCCGTTGTTTATTTCAACATCAGCGGGAACACAAAACGCTACGCTAACACAAGGAAATTTAGCTTTTGTTGGTAACATAACAAACGATTCAGTAGGTCGCTCAACTATTGGCGTGACTACGGGGTCGTTTTACTGTGAAATAACAATTGGCAACGTAGCGGCGATTCAAGACGGTGTGGGTATTGCGTACACACAATCCGAAAGCACTCGCACAGCGGGGGTGATATACAGAACTGATGGCACAAAATGCGTCAACAATACTGTTACTTCTTACGGCTCATCTTATGTAGCAACAGATGTAATTGGCATTGCGCTTAACGCAACGTCTAATCAAGTTACGTTTTACAAAAATAACGTATCGCAAGGGGCAATTTCATTTACCCCTACAACAGCAATTTACTTTTCTACTTACGGCATTAACTCTTCTGGTTCATTTAGTGGCAACATTAACTTCGGACAGCGCCCCTTCACTTACACACCCCCAACAGGTTTTGTAGCCCTGAACACATACAACATTGCGGCGGGCGCAGTTACAACCAACGGTTCATTTGTGGGCAATTTAAATGCAGATGGGCCAGTTGTTTATCTTAATGGCGTACCTACCGCCATGACAATTAACGGAAATGCGGTAACTTTTGGTACCCAAGCCGATAAACTTGCTAACGGTTTTAAAGTTCGTTCAGCGTTAGCTTTGTATAATTTAGCTACAAGCAACACTTATTCGGTAACGACAAACGGCGCGGTATTTAAAAACGCTAATGCTCAAGGAAACCCCTAATGATTTACTTACTTTCTGATGGTCGTTACATTGGGCAAGGCACCCCGTTTACTTTTGACGGCAATCAATACCCCGAAAATTGGTTTGCACTTGCAACCGCAGAAGACATGGCGGCTATTGGCGCGCAAATAGTAACGTATACAAATGAACCCGCCAATACTTACTTTTACACCGTTACAGAAACAATTAACGGCGCACAAATCACTTACATCAATACACCAAAAGACTTGTTTGAGTGCCAGATGCAAGCGGTCAACGCCGTGCAAGCGCAAGCGTACTCACTTTTGCAACCCTCAGATTGGCGAGTGGTTAAAAGTTACGAAACCAAATCAACTATTCCGTTTGCATGGAATACATGGCGACAAGACATTCGAACACAATGTGGTAACCGAATTATTACCATTAACGAATGCACAACGATTGACCAGTTAGCCGCCCTGCCACCCGTGGTTTGGGCGCACGATCCGAATTATGTTGCACCCGTATAGTCTAAGTAATATACTAATCGTACTGGTGCGATCCACCAGGACTCCTCGGAGTTACAAATGTCAGAAGAAGTAAGTTCAGCGGAAGTACCCGCGCCGACACCGGAAGTTACGGCAGAACCGGTAGTTGAAGTATCTGCGCCGGAAGTACCCGAAGCAGCACCTAAGACCTTCTCACAAGAGGAATTAGACGCAGCCATCGGCAAGCGGCTCGCACGCGAGCAGCGAAAGTGGGAAAGGGAAAGAGCAGTTCAACCTGTTGTGCAGCAAGCACCGGTTACGCCCGAGCAGTTTGCTTCAAACGAAGATTATGTCGAAGCCTTGGCAGAGCAACGTGCGGAGCAAAAATTAGCCGAGCGAGATCAGCGCAGACAACAAGCTGAAATACTCGAAACCTATCACGACAAGGAAGAGGAAGTTCGTGCAAAGTATGATGACTTTGAACAAGTCGCATACAACCCGAATCTGCCGATTACTACCGTGATGGCCCAATCTATTCAGGCCTCGGACAATGGCCCCGAAGTGGCTTACCACTTAGGTGCAAACCCCCGAGAAGCGGAACGGATTTCACGTCTTTCGCCTATCATGCAAGCCAAAGAGATCGGGAAGATTGAGGCTCAGTTAGCCGCAAACCCACCGGTCAAAAAGACTTCAAACGCACCAGCGCCAATTTCACCTGTATCAGCACGATCATCCGGTTCACCGGCATACGATACGACTGATCCACGCTCTATTAAGTCAATGTCCACGTCAGATTGGATTGAAGCAGAAAGAGCAAGACAGGTAAAGAAGCACGAAGCGCGTAACCTCCGCTAACTTATTTTAGGAAATTATCATGGCCAATAGCATTCTAACCATTGACATGATCACCCGTAAATCCCTCGAAATCCTCGAGAACAATTTGGTGATCAGTCGCAACGTCAATCGTCAGTACGACGATTCCTTCGCCATTGAAGGCGCAAAAATTGGTTCAACCCTGCGTATTCGTCTACCCGACCGCGCGTTGGTAACTGACGGTGCCGCCTTGCAAGTGCAAGACGACAACGAACAGTTCACAACTTTGACTGTCGCAAGTCAAAAACACATTGGTGTGAACTTCACTTCTGCCGAACTCACCATGCAGTTGGATGACTTTGCCGAGCGTGTTCTCAAGCCTCGCGTAAGCCAGTTGGCATCAAGCGTTGACGCTGACGTTGCATCTGTTTACAAAAACATTTACAACGCTGTTGGTACACCTGGTTCAACTCCTTCGACTTCGCTGGTTCTGCTCCAAGCACAGCAAAAGTTAAACGAGTTTGCCACCCCCATGAACACACGTTATGCGACTGTTAACCCAGCCGCCAACGCCGGTTTGGTTGAAGGTTTGAAGAGTCTGTTTAACCCAACTGCAACTATCAGCCGTCAGTTCAAAAACGGCATGATGGGCGAAGGCGTGTTGGGCTTAGACGAAATCAATATGTCGCAATCAATTGTTCAGCACACAACCGGTGTTACACCTACGTCGCCTATCGTGGCAACTGCGGTTACTGCACAAGGTTCAACTTCATTGTCAATCAGCTTTACTAGCGGCTCACCCACGTTTAAGATTGGTGACGTGTTCACCATCGCCGGTGTGTTTGCAGTCAACCCACAAACCCGTCAAACAACTGGCTCTTTGCAGCAATTTGTCGTAACTGCTGACGTAACTGTTTCGTCAACAACTACCGCAACGCTGTCAATCAGCCCAGCAATTTATACTCCTACAAATGCTTTGGCCACCGTGGATTCATTCCCCGCAGCCAGCGCCGCGTTGGTGTTCTTGGGTGGATCGGCTACAGCGTACCCACAAAACTTGGTCTATCACAAAGATGCGATCACGTTGGCTACTGCTGACTTGCTGTTGCCACAGGGTGTGGACATGGCTTCACGCCAAGTGCATAACGGTATTTCGTTGCGTATCGTACGTCAGTACGACATCAACAACGACCGTATGCCTTGCCGTGTAGACGTCTTGTACGGTTTTGCAGCAATCCGTCCGATCACAGCCGTGCGTATGTGGGGCTAAACAGAGTGGGGGCGCAAGCCCCCTCTTCTAAACTTTTTAAAGGAATTTCATCATGGCACTTCCAAATGGCGCAGGCGGCTATCAGCTTGGTGACGGTAACCTCAATGAGGTTATTCTTTCAGTTCAATCAGCACCTATTGCTAAAACAGCAGCGGCTACTCTGACCGCCGCTGAATTGGCAAACGGTATCATCACTTACACAGGTGCCGCCGTTAACTTAACAGTACCAACGGGCGCCGATCTTGACGCTGCTTTTGCCAGTATGAAAGTCAACAGTTCGTTTGATTTTTATATTATTAACACGGGCGCAACCAACGCTGCAACCGTAACCGCTAACACCGGCGTTACCTTGGTTGGTACTGCTGCTGTTTCGGCTGCAACATCGTGCAATTGGCGCGTTCGCAAGACCGCTGACGCAACTTACGTCGCTTACCGCATCGCTGGTTAATGCGTAGAGGGGTGGGTGATCCTCACCCCTCGCAAAAGGATTCTAAATGCACATTTATCTCAAGCACCCCGTACACGGCAGCAAGGTAGCAATTTCTGATATGGAAGCTGAAGTTGACGTTCAAAACGGTTGGGAAGTATATAATTTAGACGCACCGGTAGTAGAGGCTGCGCCTGTGAATGAGTTAAAACGACGTCGTAAAACGGAGTAGGCATGGCCACAACCACAGCCGGTGATCAAATTAATGGGGCGCTACGCCTAATCGGTCAACTGGCTGAGGCTGAAGAGCCGTCGGCGGCGACTGCTAATGATGCGTTAGCCGCGCTCAATCAAATGATTGACTCATGGTCAACCGAACGGTTGTCCATTTTTACAACCCAAGAACAAATTTTTATGTGGCCCCCAGGCAAGATTAACCAAACGCTTGGCCCCACGGGTGACTTTGTTGGTAAGCGCCCAATTTTATTGGATGACGCCACATACTTTATCGACCCTGCCAACGGTATTTCGTTTGGTATTAAATTGATCAACCAACAGCAATACGACGGGATTGCAGTTAAAACAGTCACGTCCACCTATCCACAAGTCATGTGGATTAACACCAATTACCCTGACGTTGATCTGCACGTCTATCCGGTTCCTACTAAGGTGCTAGAGTGGCATTTCATTAGCGTTGACCCCTTAGATACCCCCGCGTTGTTATCTACCCCCTTGGCATTTCCTCCAGGCTACCTTCGCGCCTTTCGCTACAACTTGGCGTGTGAACTTGCACCTGAGTTTGGCGTGGAGCCATCTGCCCAAGTGTCGCGGATTGCTATGTACTCTAAACGCAACCTGAAGCGCATCAACAACCCCGACGATATTATGTCGTTGCCCTATTCGATTGTTGCAACGCGTCAGCGATTCAATATATTCGCAGGGAACTACTAATGAAGTCGCCTATCCTTGGCTCGGCGTATGTAGCGCGCAGCATTAACGCTGCTAACAACCGCATGGTCAATCTGTTTCCTGAGATTGTCGCCGAGGGCGGTAAAGAACCCGCGTTTTTAAACCGCGCACCTGGGCTGCGGTTGATTACACCTGTTGGCACCGGCCCTGTGCGGGGCTTGTGGCAATATGGCGGTTACGCCTACGTTGTGTCGGGCAATACGTTGTACCGCCTAGATTCGCAATACAACATTACTTATTTAGGCACGGTTGCTAATGACGGCCCCGTGTCAATGTCAGACAACGGTACTCAATTATTTGTGGCTTGCAATGGGCCAAGTTTTGTTTACAACGCCACAACAAGCGCGTTTGGTCAGATTACTGACCCCGATTTCCCTGGCGCATTAACCGTATCGTATCTTGACGGCTATTTTGTGTTCATAGAACCCAATAGCCAGCGCGTATGGGTGACTGCGTTGCTTGACCCACTATCTATCGACCCTCTTGATTTTGCAAGCGCAGAAGGCAACCCTGACAACTTGGTGTCATCCATTACAGACCATTCTGAAGTTTGGCTGTTTGGCACAACATCAGTCGAGGTTTGGTACAACGCTGCGCTAGGCGCGGGTTTTCCCTTACAACGAATCCAAGGGGCGTTTAACGAAATCGGTTGCGCTGCAACATTTTCCGTTGCCAAATTGGATAATGGACTGTTTTGGTTAGGTGCAGATAACCGTGGGCAAGGCATTGTTTATCGCTCGCAAGGCTACACAGGGTTGCGTATTAGCACCCACGCTATTGAATGGCAGATTCAACAATACGGCAATATCTCGGATGCCATTGCCTACACTTATCAGCAAGACGGTCATTCGTTTTATGTGCTGACATTTCCTACCGCACAAGCGACTTGGGTCTACGACATTGCAGCGCAAGCATGGCATGAGCGAGCAAGTTTTACTAACGACCTTTTTAGTCGTCATCGCAGCAATTGCCAAATGTTTTTTAATAGCCAAGTTATCGTAGGTGATTTTCAAAACGGCAATCTGTATGCGTTTGACTTAAAAGTTTATTCAGACGGCCCTCGCGCTCAAAAATGGTTACGCTCATGGCGCGCGCTGCCTACGGGCACCAATACGCTTAAGCGCACCGCGCAGCATTCGTTGCAACTGGATTGCGAAACCGGCGTAGGCTTGCCAGGCGTAGTCGAGGTGCCTGGTCGTGTTTACCTAAGCCCTTTTATTGTGTCCGGCTCGGTTGGTATTGTTGATCAAATTGAAATTATTAACAAAGTGGACAACTTTGTGCAACCCCAAGTCATGTTGCGTTGGTCAGATGACGGCGGTCACACATGGTCAAACGAACATTGGCGCACGATGGGCGGCGTAGGCGAATACGGCACTCGCGTCTTTTGGCGTCGCCTTGGGATGACTGAAAAGTTGCGTGATCGGGTGTATGAGATTTCAGGCACCGATCCGGTCAAGATTGCCATCATGGCGGCTGAACTTGATGTGACGGCGACCAAAGCATGAACAACATTACTCAAATCCCTGCCCCCCGTGTGCCACTTATTGATGACAACACAGGTTTAATTTCCCGCGAGTGGTTTCGATTTCTTAACGCGGTTTACGAACAATTGGGCGGGGGCGCGGGTGGTGCGACAGGAACGTTTAAAAGCGCGGATACCATACCTAAAACCATAACCGTGGTCAACGGCATCATTACAGGAATAGTTTAATGTCCATCAATCTTTCAGCCTTTGCCGGTGCGGGCGCTCAATTCTTAGATGCTAATGGCGCACCGCTTACCGGCGGTTTGCTGTACAGCTATTTGTCCGGCACCACTACGCCAGCCACGACTTACACCTCACGCTCGGGCGCGGCAAACAACACCAACCCAATCGTGTTGGACGCCGCAGGGCGCACACCGGCTGAAGTGTGGCTTGATGGCGGAGTGTTGTACAAGTTTGTGTTGAAGTCTTCAACTTACGTTCAAATTGGCACCTACGACAGTATCCCCGCAATTAACGACACAACCAGCGTTAGCAATCTGATTACGGTTGCCGGTACAAACGCGTTGACAGGTTTAGCAACACCTACTTTAGGCGGGTATGCTAGTGGCGCTCAATTTAGTTTTATTGCTCAAAATTCTAATACCGCTGCGGTCACCATTGACATTGACACGCTTGGAGTAAAGTCAATTACCAAGTTTGGCACAACGCCTTTGGCGGCGGGTGACATCATTGCCGGTGCGCTTACGTTGATTGAGTACGACGGTACGCGTTTCCAGTTGCTTAACGTCACCAACAACAATTTCAAATACATTGTTGAGCCAACTACTATTTCGGCAACCGCCTCAACCGGCACAATCAATTACGATGTAGCAACACAATCCATTGTGTACTACACGACTGCTGCAACTGCCAATTGGACAATGAACTTTAGGGCGTTGTCCTCGGCAACTCTAAACAGTTTGATGGCTATCGGGCAGACCATTACGGTTACTTTTATGGCAACCCAAGGTGCTACCGCTTACTACAACAGCGCGGTCACCATTGACGGCGTAGCGGTCACGCCTAAATGGCAAAGCGGTATTACGCCCAACGCCGGTAACATTAACTCGGTAGATACTTACACTTACGCCATTATCAAAACTGCCAATGCATTGTTTACCGTGTTGGCCTCGCAAACAAGGTACGCATAGATGCCACGCTTATCGACCATTGGTGTAGCAGCCTCGGGCGCGTTTGGCTTTGGCACAAACGCATTAATCCCTATTGAATACCTCATTATTGGCGGCGGCGGCGCGGGCGCGTATTCGTTTTACAACGGTGGTGGTGGCGGTGCAGGCGGCTATCGGACAGGCACTTTTAATTTAACTAGCGGCACTCTTTATTCTGTTGTAATTGGCGCGGGCGGTACAGGCGGTCGTCCAGGCGGCGCAAACGGCAGCAATTCATCGTTGGCGGGCATAGTATCGCTTGGCGGCGGTGGTGGGGGATATGATGGTAGCCTTAACGGAAAAACCGGTGGCTCGGGAGGTGGTGGCGGTGTAACCGGCGGCGGCGGCGCAGCGGGTAGCGGCGGCGCTGGCACATCAGGACAAGGCAATTCAGGCGCCCCAGGTACAGTTGATTCAACTTCAGGCGGCGGCGGCGGCGCAGGCGCAGGGGGAGGCCTTGGTGGTGGCGCTGGACTTTCATCTTCAATCACCGGCACGGCGGTTACTAGAGGTGGCGGTGGAGGCGGGTGCGAAGGCGGTGCAGGAGGCGCAGGTGGTGGCGGTATTGGCGGAACAACTGCTGGTGGCGGAACAGGCAATGCGGGTACGCCCAATACCGGCGGTGGCGGGGGCGGCGGTCTTGGTGCGGGAGTTGGCTCAAACGGCGGTTCAGGCTTTATCGCTATCCGTTATCTCGGCCCACAACGCATGACCGGCGGCACTTACTCGTTAGTCAACGGCTACTCGACTCACGTCTTTAACTCATCGGCAAACTTGCAGACATGAAAATAACTTACGATTCCACGTTGTTTCAAAACACAGCCGCTAAAATTAAATTTAGACAAGACATTATGACTGTGCAAGAAGGCATGGAAAAGTTAATTGCCGAGGGCGCAATCCCCTCGACGCTAGAAAACTGTACGCTTAAGCACTACTTTACGCCCAAAGACGAAAAGTACGGATGTTGTACCTATGCCCGCGAAATGCTAATCCCAAAAGGAACGCTAATCATTGGTAAAATTCACCGCCACCAGCATTTGAATTTTATCTCTAAGGGCAAAGTTACAGTCTTTACTGAGTTTGGTGAAAAACATTTAGAAGCACCTTGTACGTTTATCTCAGAAGTCGGGCTCAAGCGCGCCGTGTACGCCGAAGAAGATACGCTTTGGACAACAGTTCACTTAACTGAACACGTTGGCGAAGAAAATCTTGACAAAATGGAAGCCGAAGTAATAGCCCCAAGTTACAATGACTTAGGCTTAATTGCTTCATTTGGCAATAAGGAAATATCATGACTTTTGGGATTTCAGCAACTACAGCTACTTTGATTGGCGCAGCCGCAACTATAGGCGGCGCAGCCATTGGAGCCAATGCTTCTAGTAAAGCTGCTAATACACAAGCAAACGCTGCTGCTGAAGCACAAGCGCAACAATTAGCAATGGCTCAAGCGTCTATTGCAGCGCAACAAGAAACTTTAAATAAACAACTTAATGCCCAGCAAGGCACAATGGATTCGCAGCTTCGCGCGCAATTCGATGCCCTTGCACAGCAAAAAACCGCATTAGACAATGCGTATCAACAACAAACTAATATTGCTGCGCAAACGCGCGATCAACAAATTGCAGCAGCGCAAGGTACGCAAAATCAACAATTAGATTTTGCAGGTAATAACAAAAACGCTCAACTTCAGCTTGCCCAAAATGTTTTAAATAACCAAGTAGGCACCTATCAACCGTACAACCAAGCAGGGTTAGCCGGTCAAAATCGTTTGCTTGAGTACCTTGGTATTGGTGGTAACGCGGGCTCAACTGATTACGGCAAATACGCTACGGCTGAATTTACGCCAGAATCTTTTTTAGCTAACCAAGACCCAGGCTACGGTTTCCGTATGTCTGAAGGATTAAAAGCTGTTGATCGTCAGGCTGCTGCTCGAGGTGGTTTAATTTCGGGTAATGCTCTTAAAGCCTCGCAGACGTACGGTCAAGACATGGCGTCGCAAGAATATCAAAACGCATACAACCGCTATCAAACATCTAGAGCCGGTACGCTTAGTCCTTTGCAAAGTTTGCAAGGTGTTGGTTTTAATGCGGCAACTGGCATTGCAAACGCGTACGGGCAATATGGTCAAGCAGGGTCTAATGCGTTAACGGCTTATGGCAACATTGGCGCAGGTGCAATTGGCACGGCGGGCGGTCAAACCATTGGTGCGCTTGGCGGCTATGGCTCGGCAGCGGGCGGCGCAGCAAGTTCGTACGGTACAAATACAGCGGGTGCAGCGGGAACGTATGGCAGTAACGTGTCTAACATTTACGGCCAAGGCGGTACGCAACAGCAACAAGCCTACGGTAATTACATCAATGGGTTGACAGGCGCTTTGACAGGCTATGGCAACAACGCATCTAATTTAACTACGGGCGCTGCTAACGCAACAGCGTCGGGGTACGTTGGCGGGGCTAATGCAATTAACTCAGGTATCAGCGGGATTAGCAACGCGTATTATCAAAATCAATTGTTAAATATGATGAAAGATAGACAAACGCCAACTACCGGTGGTTTAACTGGGTCAGACTTTACGTCTGGAATTGATTACACATACAGAGGATAAATCATGGCCCTTGACCCAAACATTGCGCTAGGCGTACGCCCGATAGAGCAGCCTAATATGCTTGCTCAAATGGCGCAAGTCATGGCTATTCGACAAGCGCAACAAGGCTACGAAAGCGAAAACGCAGTAAAAGATTTTTATGCTCAAGGCGGAGATTTATCTACCGCAGAAGGTCGTCGAAATTTGATGGCAAAAACTGGTTCTTCGGGAGCCAAACTTATTGGCGCGCAAAGTGAGATTAACGCGCGCGACGTAAAGACCGGCATGGACTCTTTGAAAATGCTCAAAGATAACGTGGCGGTAGTCAACACGCCGTCGGACATGGCAACGTATTTGCAAAATGCTGCAAAGACACCTGGCGGTCAAATGTTGTTTGGCGTTGTACCGTTAGATAAAGCATTGGCAAATATCCCCACCGACCCAAGAGCGTTTGAAGCATATAAACGTAACTTTGGCTTAACTGCTGACAGATTATATGAGTCGGCTGACGCGCAATTAAGTTCTAGAACTAGCCTTGCTACTAACGCTGCAACCGTTGGCGCAACAATGCGCGGGCAAGATATTACCGATAAACGTATGCGCGAAGAAATAGGAACTCTTGAAACCGCAACAGGGCCAAATACTTATAAAAAATTTGGCGCGGATGCTGGTGTGTTACGTCCAATGGCACAAGCAATTTTCCAGCCTCCTGGGGCTCCTGCCGTAGTACCTTTTGCGCAGAGCGGCGCGTTAGGAACAGGCGCTTACGGTATGGGCGCGCCAAACACTTTGCCTGCAATTGTTGGTGCAACTACCACGGGGCAGGCCAATATGTTGGGTCAAACACCACCTGCGGCAACTGGTGGGTATACGCAAGCGCAACCTAAAGGCCCTAATTCAGTTATTAACGTAAACACGCAAACAACGGCAAGCGAAGAAGCACAAAAACAATTTATGCAAGGCAGTAGAGTTACTTTTGATCAATTAAAGCAAGCGTCTACTGTACTTGATAACATTGAAAAAGCTAAAGCTCTTGTGCCTACCGCCAAAGGGTTTATGGGCACCGGAGGTGAAACCATGCTTGAAACTGCTAAGTTTATGAATAATAGACTTGGTACAAGTATTGATACCACAGGTATTAAAAGCGCCGAAGAATTAAATTCACGATTGTTTATGGGCATTATGGACAATTTGAAAAAGATGGACGCGCAACCTTCGCAACAACAGCAAGCTGCTATGAAACAAGCGTTGGGCAGCTTGGGGACAGACCCAAGCGCTATGAGTTCCGTGCTTGACGTATTTGGCGATATTGTTCGCGGTAAAGTTGATATATATAACCAAGAAGTTACGGGTGCTGAACAACGCGGCGTTAAATTTCCTTACAACCCTGTGATTAAATTGCCTGAAAGAGCGGCTCCAGCAGCAGCGCCCGTGTACGCAACAAACGGTAAAGACAGAATTATGTCAACCGACGGTGGCAAAACTTGGAACCCAGTAGGAGCAAAATAATGGCACTTCCTGAAGGTTTTACGCTTGAGGCACCCGCAGCGCCAAGCATGACGTTGCCTAAAGGTTTTACGCTAGAGCAATCTGCGCCAGTTAACGAAGGTATGCCAGCGCGGCGCAATTACGCCGCATCAGAAGTGCCGATAGAGTTTGTTAAAAATATACCAAGCAGCGCAACTGAAATGGCTAAAGGTATGTATCACGCAGTAACTCATCCAGTTGATACAGCCAAGACACTTACGCAAGCGGTCATTGGCGGCGTGTACAACGTGTTGCCTGAAAGCGCGCAAAAGTATTGGCAAGACGTATCGGTTAACCCAGAACTGTTAAACGAAAACATTAAAATTGCTAACGCAATGGGTGGTATGTATAAAGATCGGTATGGCGATTTTGAAAAAATTAAACGCACGTTTGCCGAAGACCCTGTTGGCGCAGCGTCAGATTTATCTATGATATTTACCGGCGGCGCTATGGCAACCGCCAAAGTGCCAGTAGTAGGTGCGGCGTTAAAAACTGCCGCAGCAGTAACCAATCCTTTAGCGCCTGTGGCGGCTGTTGTACAACCAATAGCTAAACGCGCGGCTACAGCTTTACAAACTGAAGGGCAAATCAATGCCGTGCGGGATGCGACTGTTAGAGCCGCGCAAGAACAAGGGTATGTGGTTACGCCTGGCAGCGTAGCGCCTGCGGGGAAAAACGTACTTGCTGAACGTATAGCGGGCAAAACTAACGTTGAACAATTGGCATCAGTCAAGAACCAAGCCGTAACTGATAGATTAGCGCGCAACGCAGTAGGTATTGACGAAACAGCACCACTTACGTCAGATGCTATGAAGGCTATTCGAGCAGACGAATATTTAAAAGGTTATGAGCCAATTAAACAATTAGGAACAATTGCGGCGGACAATAATTTCATTGATGATCTTATAAAAGTAGAAGGTACTTATGTTGGGCCCAATAGGTCATTTAAAGGTGCTGTGCCGCCTGAAGTTGAAAGCCTTATTAAAACCTATACAGTTAATGATTTTAATTCTGCCGACGCGGTTAACGCTACCAAAGTTTTAAAAGAACAAGGCAACGCTGCGATAAATAGAGGTGATACCGCAGTTGGCCACGCAAAACTTGATATTGCAAAAGCGTTGGAAAATCAAATTGAAAGGTCATTAACTAACAGCGGCAACCCAAATGCAACGGCTTTACTTGATCAATTTAAAGCATCGCGTCAACGCATGGCTATTAGTCATACGATTGAAGACGCCATCCGTGAAGGCGGGGGTTCAGTTAACGCTAAAAAGTTAGCCGCTGACATACAACGCGGTAGATTTATGACTGGTGATTTAAAAACCGCTGCTGAATTTGCTAACGTATTTCCGCGCGTTAACCAAGCGCCTAGCGCAATTGGTACGCCTGGTGCGGGCACGATGCTTCAAAACAGTTTAAGCGGTATGGTGGCTTCCGCAGGCGGCGCTGCATTTGGTTCACAATACGGCGGTACTGCGGCTGCGGCAGGCGCTTTATTGCCCATAGTTCCGGCGGCTACGTCTGCGCTTATGCGGCAAAGACTATTATCCGCAGGCGCGCAAGCAAATGCTATACCTAATTATGGTAGGTATGATAATCTTGCGCAAGGTATTATGAACCCTCAATTACGAAATTATTTGTTGGGCGCACAAGCCACAAACGTACCTAGTCAATTAAACAACTTAACCCCAAGGCAATAACATGGATTGGCAACAACTATTTAACATTGGTGCTGGCGCTGCTTTGGGCGCAATTGGTTGGTTTGCCCGTCAGTTGTGGGATGCTGTTGACGAACTAAAAAAAGAGATCGGCGACTTAAGGCTTCATGTGTCAACAAACTACATGAGAACAGAAGACATTCAGCGAATGTTTAACCGAATAGAAAACCAGCTAGATAAGATTTTAGATAAGGTCGATCAAAAGGCTGACAAGTGATCAAGCAATTGCTCACCGGCAAAGATAACGTCACTTACGACATTGCCCGTGTAGCATGGTTAATAAGCCTTGTAGCAGTCTTAGCGGTTGCTGGATACCAAGTAGTCATGCACGGCGCGGTTAGTCTGCGTGAGTTGGCTGAAAGCCTTGGCATTGTGTCGGGCGCAGGTGGTGCTTCTGTGTGGGCTAAAAAAGATGCTGAACCTCATTAGTTCGATTGCAATATGGTTTGTTAAGGCAGTTGCCTTAATTATTCTAACCATCCTAGCGTTCCCCTTGGCGCCCATCTTTGCGTTGTTTATCGTCTACGCTGAAGAGTCCGAAGTCACGGGGTTTCCGAGCCTGTTGCCTGGCGCACCGCGCGCGTTCCTAATCCCCGCGCTGCGCGTATGGCAGACGCCTGACGCGCCCGCGGATGAATTTTGGTATGGTGACTACGCAGGGTGGCCAAAAGACGGCCACACGCAAGCGCAGTACGACGCAAGCGTATGGCTGCGCTACCTGTGCCGCGTGAACTGGCTATGGCGCAACGCCGCCTACGGGTTTGGCGCAAAGTGGGGCTACACCTACAGTCAGACAGTTGAGGACGGCGCACTATGGCGCAAAGGCGTGAACTGTTCTTACTTTTGGAAAGTCGTCAACGCCCAAGGTCAGATCGGCTGGTGCTACAAGGCTGCATGGCACTACTCGGCTACGCGCTATCTCGAGATGTACTTGGGCTACAAGTTGACCGGTGATACTGTCAACGGTAAGAAGTTTGTGGCGATCCAATTTCACCCATTTAGAAGCCGATAATGTTTCCCCTACCCAGCACCCTACTAATCAAAATCGGCGCTGCCTTGGCGTTGTGCGCGGTCATGTATTTCATGGGTTGGAATCACGAACACAAAAAACTACTGGCGTACCAAGCTGAGGTCGCAGCGGTCGGCAAAGCGCAAGAGGTCATCAACCAAGCAAAGGTGAAAGAACATGAAGTCATTTCAACTGCAATCACTAACCAATACGAAGCGCGTCTTAGCGCTGTTCACAGTTATTATGGTGAGCGGTTGCTCGACACCGGTGCCAGTAGCAGTCGTGTGCCCCCCGTTTCCAAGCCCGCCGTCTGTGCTAATGTCAGCGCCCCCGACGCAGGACTTGTTAGACGCTGTGCTGAAACCACGCTCCAACTGACTGAGTTGCAGAATTGGATCAGGAGTATCAAATAATGTTTACATTCTCAGAACGGTCATTAAATAATTTGAATGGCGTACACCCCAAGTTGGTAGCCGTGGTCAAACGTGCGCTAGAACTAAGCCCGATTGATTTTACCGTCTTGGAAGGTGTGCGATCGCAAGCGCGTCAAGATGAATTGTGGGCTCAGGGGCGAACCAAGCCTGGCCCCGTCGTGACATGGGTGCAAACTAGCGGCACCCACGGTATCCAAAAAGATGGCTACGGTCATGCTGTAGATTTGGCACCTTACCCAATTGATTGGAACGACTATAAACGCTTTGATGCGTTGGCTAACACAATGTTTGCCGCCGCAAAAGAGCTAGGCGTGACGCTCAGATGGGGCGGCAATTGGGATATGGACGCCACAATTCATGAGAATGGTGAGTCCGATAGCCCGCACTTTGAGTTATTTAAGCAAGCGCCATAGTATTCTGCGCCACCAAGGGATGCGGGGTTTAACGTAAAGATTAGTATTGTTTTGCGCAGTATTCACAAAACCCCTCCTTAAGTTCACTACAAACTTGACCGCACCCGTCGCAGACCCACTCGGGCGGGTAAACGTGGGGCTTTTCGCGTGTGTGAAATATCCACAGTAAAGCACCAACCATCAGCGCCATTGACGCGTAGAACCACATAATAATTTCGTAAACTACCATGTCAACCTCCTATCGTTATGATTGTGACCTGCTCTTTCTCAGCGCGTCTTGCGTTGATTTGTAACGCTTTGGGCATCTGATATGCGCCCTTGACTAACTTGGGTGGCATAGCCGCTATAAACGCCTCCAAAAGGGCGCGAGGCTCTGTCGGCCCACCACCCAACACGCTTGCTGCCAAACCAAGAATAGCGCCTTCAGACGGGGTGCTGTACCCCATCGTTCTTAACTTGTGGGCGGCTACCGAGTATAGGTTTTTCATATTTTTCCTTTAGTATTTGAATGTCTACGCGTAACATCAGGTGTTGATGGCGCAAACGGGCAATGTCGTCGTCGATCTGTGCAAGGTTCTCAACGATTTGTTTGTATACTTGGCTCTCGGTCATGTAAGTTTTTCTCCCTTAGTTTGGCTTCAACAAAACGTACAGCCCTTGCAAAATCATTTAACTCTTCTTGCGCTGCATTGTTTGGAGTGCAACAATCAATAATTTTATGTATCTCATCATCCGTCAGCCCTTGCCACGGCTTGCGTGGTGATGCGGTGTAGAGTGGTATAGGTTTATCAAACCATGCAAGGCTAGTTGGCACAACTACGTCAACTTTTTTATCGGGGTGTAACCAAGCAACAAGCTCTTGCTTAGGTTTGGCTAACTCTAATTTCAATTCAATTGCGTAAGCAAGCGCCTCTTGATTGAGCGCAGACCAAACCGAGTTCTGTGCAACCGATAGCGCGTCAATGATCAAGTCAATTTTCTTCATGGCCGCAGCCCCTCTTTCAACAATTCAATACGCTCGCGCGCCACACGCAAACTGTTTGCTCGCTGGTGCAAGCGCAACAGCATCTTCACACGCCTGTCATGGGTGCGTTCGTACTCGAGCATGGCCATGATTTCGTCCTCCGAAAGCGTGGCCATACGCTCATTTAGTTTTCGCCATGTGATTTGCATATCTTTCCTCCAGTTTTTTAACAGTTACAAAAACACGGTTGTAGGCCCGTGTCGCCTCGTTCATCAACTTCTGCCGGTGGCGCAACACGTCCTTGGCCGCAGCCAGTTGCGCTAGTACAAGTTCAATTTTCATGCTCTCAATCCAAAAGGGTTATGGGCGTGGGTAATCATTAAGTTTTCAAAATGCTCAACGACAGTAGGCGTAGATGACACATAAGTCGCGCGCTCTGTACCATCCCCCATACGTGCGATAAGGCCCTTCATCTGTAGGCGCCCCAAGGCGCTGTAGATGCTGCTGCGCTGCACCTTGCAATGGTCAGCAAGCTCTTGCGCTGTGCGGGGCTTAACGCAAAAAGCAATTATTTTGTCAGGTGTTTTCATTTCAAAGCCTCCAAAGCTATATCAGACACGGCGCGCTTGTCATGCAGCGCGCTCCAAATTTTTTCATCAACAGTATTGTTGGTGAGCAACACATAGACCCACACGTCATTTTTTTGCCCCGAGCGGTGGATACGCCCTACGGTTTGTTCGTAAAGCTCGAGGCTCCAAGGCAACGACAAAAAGACCATTCGACAACCGCCGTGTTGCAAGTTGAGTCCGTGCCCTGCGCTTTTAGGATGGACAAGGAGAAGCTCAATCTTCCCCGCGTTCCATCGGTCGATTGCGTCTTTGTCGTCAAGGGTGACGGCGTGAGGGTACTGGTGCTTGAGCATGGCAAGTTCTGCGATAAATGAGTAAACGATAATGGTGTTGGCACGTTGGTTCTCCTCTAACAAATCATCTAACAAATCAAATTTGTGACGGCTTAACCAAATAACAGTTTGCGTGGTATCAAACTTGCCTGGCCGTTCGCTTGCAAACGTGTCAGTTTGATAAATAAACCCCGACGCCATCTGTTGCAACTTGCCCGTCACAACCGCTGCGTTAATCGCCTCAATCTGCGTATCACCAAAGCGCACCACAAACTCTTTCTTCATCACTTTGTACTCGGTCATGTCCATATCAACGCGCATCTCGACTGTGTGGCAGGGCGGCAGCTTATCAGCGTACTCACCAGGCTCAAGCAGATAGGTTGCGGGTTTGATACGCTCCATGACCGATTGCAACGCCTTGGGGCGCGGCGCCCACTCGCCATACTCGGCATTCATCAACACAAAATAAGTCTGCATGAACGCGCCTTTGCTGCGCCCAAGCAACGATTGGTCAACGATCTTGCATTGACCAAACACGTCTTCTAGACCGTTCGACGTAAACGATCCGGTCAGGCCCCACCGCACAGTCATAGGCTCAATGACTTTCAGCAACGCCTTGAACCGTGCGCCCGAGGGGTTCTTTAGCCGTGTCAGTTCGTCAAACACAATGCCGTCAAAGTCCAACTCTTGCGCGGCCAACCATTGCAGATTGTCGTAGTTGGTTACGACAACGCGCGCGCCGAGCGCCTTCAAGCGTTGCGCGGGAGTGCCCACGGCTACGGCTATGTCAAGGTCGGGTGCCCACTTACGCGCCTCGGCTGGCCATACGCTTGTGGCCACACGTTTAGGGGCTAAGACAAGCCAACGGCGCACGGGTGAGGCTTGCATAGCGGTCAACGTAATAAGAGTCTTACCGGCTCCTACGGGGGCCAGCACCATAGCGCGGTCATGTGTGCCGAGGAAAGCTGCGGCTTCAGTTTGATAAGGTCGTAATGTAAGCATCTACTTGTTCCTTAGTCCATAGTGTTGTGTAGTTTTGGTTTAATTTAGCCATGTCGGCAGCAAAAATTTTTTGTAATTCTGACAATCGACCTCCTTTAGTTTTTAATTCTACAAACCATGTCGCCCCGTCAGGGAAACACGCTATACGGTCAGCCACGCCACGGTGGCTTGGCGACGTAAACTTGTAACTTTTCCCTCCGGCTCTTTCAACGCACCACTTAAAATAATGCTCTATCGCCGACTCACGCATGGCTAGCAAACGCCCCGTGGTACTTATTTCTTGCTTCAGCAGCCACAAGTTCTGCTAACTCAAAATCTTTAAAGTACCCAATATGTTTTACTTTCCTGTTAAGCGATATTTGAACCCGCCATGTTAAGTTAGGGGTATGCCAGCTAACACCTTTAGCGCCGGATGTATTTCTTTTAGGTGTAGGGCGGTTACTTGCGTTTTGACTTACGGTAGCCGCGCGCAAATTCTCTATGCGGTTGTTTAATTTGTTTCGGTCTATATGATCTATTTCTACGGGTAAAAATCCGTTAAACATATAAAAGATAACTTGATGCACGCCATATCGTTCGTTACCTACGCGAACGCGGTAATACTGACCGCTAATGCTGCCTTTAACTAAAGTTCCTTTTACTGCGTTGTGCGACGTAGTTACTCGGCGATAAAGATGACCGTCGCGATATTCAAATAACTCATGTACTTGGCTCATATTCATTTATTTCTCCTTTCATGTAAAAAAGTATAGCACAAGCAAAAAATCGTGTACAATTAAATTTCTCTAAACTAAATTGGACTACACAAAATGAAACACAAACATTATGATTTGATTGTCGCTTGGGCTGGCGGCGCGCGAATTGAAGTTAGGGAGCCTAACGGCGATTGGGCTCCTATGCCTACTCCATCATGGTTTGAACACAATCAATACCGCGTAGCGCCCGAACCTCACCCCGATTTTGTTAAGCGTTTTTATTTAGAAGTAAACCCATTGGTTGGGCATAGGTTCTCAGAAGCGTATACAGATAAAGACTTGGTAAACAAACACAGCATTATCAAGTGTACGTTTAACGGTGAAACTACAAAATTAAAATCTGTGGAGATAATCTAAATGAACCACTCAACTATCGTTGGCGGCTCGACCGCCAAACGCGTTATCGCTTGCCCTGCTTCAATTGAATTGGTCGCTAAGATGCCGCCAAAGCCCAGCAGTAAATACGCTGACGAAGGCACGTTACTACACGACGCCATTAGCCAAATCCTTGACTGCAAGGCTACGCCCGAGTCGGTTATTGGTATGGTTTACGAAGGGATTACCCTTACTCAGGAGTTGTTCGATGACAAGATTGCTGTGGCGCTTGCGGCGTTGGATGAAATTGATCCCGACAAGCAGATGGAGTTTGCTGTGGAAAGTAGCGTCAACTTTGGTGATCTGTTGCATGGCGTGTTTGGAAGTGCTGATTTACTTGGCCGGATCGGTAAGAAGGCAATTGTTCTCGATTGGAAATTTGGCAATGGCGTGGCTGTTGAAGCCACCGAAAACTACCAAGGAATGTTCTACGCCGCTGCTGCCATGCGTACGCTTGAAACTCAATGGGTGTTTGAAGACGTTGAAGAAGTTGAAATCATCATTGTTCAACCGCCTATGATCAAGCGTTGGGTGACAACGCCTGAGCGCATTAAAGCGTTTGAGTTGGAATTGATCTCAGCCGTGAAAGGCCCACGCACTAAGCTAGAGAGCGGTGAGCATTGCCGGTGGTGCGCGGCCAAACCCACTTGCCCAATGGTCACCGGTGCTGTTGATCGTGCGTTGAAAACTGCGCTTGTGCGTATTGACGCTGACAAGATCGGCGAATATCTTTCACAAGCCGAGTTGCTTGAAGAGTGGATTGACTCGGTACGCGCGTTGGCGTTTGAAATGCTCGAGAACAATGTGCGTGTGCCAGGCTTTAAGTTGGTCGCCAAGCGCGGTACGCGCCAATGGATCAACGACGAAGCGCCCGTAAAATTATTAGGTGACAAAGCGTATGAGAGTAAGTTAATCTCTGTCGCTCAAGCCGAGAAGTTGATCGGCAAAAAGAACTTTCCGGCTGACGTAGCGGTAAGCGTTAGTTCGGGCAGTACGTTGGCGGCGGACTCTGATCCAAGGCCAGCGGTTATTAATCTAGGCGCGCAACTTGCAAACCTAAAACTAATCTAAAGGAAAGTAAAATGTTTAACTTAGCAAAACTCCCTGAAGTAAAAAGCCTGTCAACCGCCCTGCGTACCATTCAAGCAGACGTGGGCCCTACCGGCACAGTCATCATCAAGATGGACAAAACTGGTCATTGGGTTTTTGGTGCCGATCAAGATGAAGTCGAAGCTGACTCAACGTGGGCAGTCAACCCCTTCAGTTTCGTTCACGGCTACATTGCGTGGGGTGATGGTGACGTTCTCGGCGAGAAAATGGTGTCTGTATCTGAGCCATTACCCGAAATGGATGACGCACCAGCAATGGCAAAACGTGGGTGGGAAGTCCAAGTCGGTATGTCACTCAAGTGCCTGACCGGCGAAGATAAGGGCATGGAAGCGCGGTACACCACTACATCTGCGGGTGGCAAGCGTGGCGTCCAGACCCTAGCCGTGGCGATTGCTGAACAAGTTGATAAAGATCAGTCTAAGCCTGTGCCTGTTGTGTTGCTTAAAAAAGACCACTATCAGCATAAGTCGTACGGTCGCATCTTTACACCATTGTTTGACATTCAGTCGTGGGTGTCGATGGATGGTGAAGAGCCAGTTGCGGAAGTCGAAGAAGTTGCCGAGGCAGCACCCGCCCGTCGTCGTAGGAGCGCAACATGATTGACTTGAACTTAACTATTGCAGAAGTTAATTCGATCATGGCGATGCTCGGGCGTCAACCTTACGAACAGGTTGAAGGCCTAATCGCTAAGATTCGCGCGCAAGCGTTGCCGCAGTTGCCATCAGCAGTAGCCGAGTAAGGTTAGGGGGCGGTTAGGCAAGCATTTGAGGATGTCGTAAGTGCGTGTTTTTCTTGCCTTCCAGCGCACAGATTGCAACGACCAAATCAACGCCCCCACCTCACACCTATGACAATCCTATATCTAGATTTTGAAACTCGCAGCCATTGCGACCTAAAGAAGCATGGCGTCTACAACTACGCGCAAGACGCAACGACCGACGTCTTGTGTATGTCCTACGCTTTTGACGATGAAGACGTGGCTACATGGCTACCCACGCAGCCCTTCCCCAAGCGTGTACGCGATCATAAGGGCTTAATCTACGCCCACAACGCAGCCTTTGAGCGCCTGATTTTTTGGTACGTTTTACAAATCAATTTTACGCTCGAGCAGTTCTATTGCACCGCAACACAAGCGCGCGCCAACTGTGCGCCTGGTAGCCTTGAAGACGTGGGCCGCTTTGCCGGTGCCAGTATGAAGAAAGATTACCGTGGCGCGCAGCTTATCCGTGCGTTGTGTGTGCCGCCGTTTAAAGATGATGTTGCGCTTATGGTTGAACTTGTCCGATACTGTGAACAAGACGTGCGCGCCATGCGCGCCGTCAGTCAAAGCCTACGCCCGTTATCTGATGAAGAACTCGAGGATTATCATGTCAACGAAAAAATCAACGACCGAGGTGTTTTGGTGGACGCGCGTCTTGCCGACGCAGCCATTACTTACGCGGCCACCGAACTCGAGGACATACAGTCCATTGTCCGAGCCGTCACCAATGGCGCGATCACGTCAGTCCGCTCGCCGAAGATGCGCGCTTGGGTTCAAGAAAGACTGAGCCCCGAACAACTTAAACTAATGGAAGTGGAAGATGGAAAATACAGTATCGACAAGCGCGTCCGCGCAAACCTACTCGCGGTCGAAGACTTACCGCCCGACGTTGCCGAGGTTATCCAATGCGCCGATGATCTTTGGGCGTCGTCGGTTGCGAAGTTCTCACGCTTACGCGACTTGGCAGACGTGGAGGATGCTCGCGTCCGAGGAGCCTTCGTTTTCGCTGGAGGATCGGCGACAGGCCGTGCGTCTTCTTTCGGCGCTCAAGTTCACAATTTCACGCGCAAATGCGCCAAAGACCCCGAATCTGTTAGAAATAGTATGGTTTGCGGGCGTTCCATTGTTCCCGAGTTTGGCAAAAGGGTCACAGACGTTCTAAAAGGGATGCTACGCCCCGCGATCATACCGGCCAAAGGTAAGTCCTTGGTGGTAGCCGATTGGGCGCAGATTGAAGCTAGGATGACCCCGTGGTTGTCAGGGCGCGGTGATGATGTGCTTGACGTGTTCAGGTCAGGGCGTGACATCTACATACGGGAAGCAGCCGCTATGTACAAGATACCTGAAGATCAAGTCACCCCCGATCAGCGTCAGATAGGCAAAGTGGCAATCCTCGCCTGTGGTTTCGGCGGGGGTATCGGTGCTTTTTCTGCAATGGGCCGCGCCTACGGGTTAACCATGACAGAATCGGACGCGCAGCGTACCGTAGACGCTTGGCGCCGTGCTAATCAATGGGCTGTCAGGTATTGGCAAGAATTAGAAAGTGGTTACATGATTGCCATGCGTAATAAGGGGCGCGAAATCGTAGCGGGTAGGGTAACCTATCTGTTTGATGGTCTACACCTGTGGTACGCTTTACCCTCGGGTCGCATCCTTTGCTACCCATTTGCCAAAATAGAAGAAGATGGTATTTCATACGCAAAAGCTGCTTGGAAACCCGCCGCAGACGCCCGTGAATGGCCCCGCGCACGACTATGGCGTGGCTTGGCCTGTGAGAACATCACCCAAGCCGCAGCGAACGACGTATTACGTTACGCCCTTCGCCAACTTGATGATGTCGTCTTGCACGTCCACGATGAGATTGTCATCGAAACCGATCAGCCCGAACAAGTCACCGAACAATTAAGAAAAGTAATGTGTACGCCCCCGCCGTGGGCGAAAGGTTTGCCGCTAGACGTTGAAATTCACACAATGGCTAGGTACGGTAAATAAAAAAAAAGCCACCGGCGAGGGTGGCTTCAAAACTAAGGAGTACTGCATGAACTTTATCGATTATATCTCGAAACAAGCGCCTGACGGCGAAACTTGCTTACTTGTCAAGCAAAAGCCTGTTGGAAATGAGCAACACGCTGACGGCACGATCAAAGCCACTTGGCCAGCTTTTTATCCCAATGAATATAAAGAAGGTGGGGCGTGGTATTGCAACACCGCAAGTTTTATTATCGAGCGGTTTAAAAGCAAGCCAAGCGCGTCAATTCACAACTGCACACACGTCGCTTTTCTTGTGCTTGATGACGTAGGCACCAAATCGAAAGCGCCCCCGCTCGAGCCAACTTGGAAGATTGAAACCTCCCCCGACAATTTCCAATGGGGTTATACGTTTAGTTTAGACGACCAGCCTAAGCATGAAGAATTTAGCGCGGCCATAAAAGCCATTGCTGAAGCTGGTTACACCGATAAGGGCGCGTGTAATGCGGTGCGTAACTTTAGGATACCTGGCAGCGTTAACCTCAAGCCTGACCGTGACAAGTTTAAATCGGTGCTTACCGAGTTTCACCCTGACCGTGAATTTAGTTTGCCGCAAATCATGGGCGCGTTTGGGGTAGTGGCAGGTGCGCCCGAGTCCGTCTACAAACCCATTCACATTGACGACGACGGCACCGACACGATTTTTGCATGGCTTGCCGAGAATAGCCTTGTTATCAGTCGCCCGAACTCCGAGGGTTGGGCGGGGGTTGTTTGTCCAAACGCGCACGAACATACCGACGGCAATCCACAGGGGCGCTACAACCCCGCCATGCGCGCATATTGCTGTTTGCACAGCCATTGCTTGCAATTAGACAGCCACATTTTTCTCGAATGGGTTGAGGGTCAGGGTGGGCCGAGTGCTGCACCAGGGTTGCGCGACGAGTTGTTGGCGTCCGTCATGGCTAAAACGTATTCAATTATCGCCCCTACCGCCGCTTTTCCTGACGATGTAAAACGCCGCCAGTCTGAGATTGAACAGCGCGAGTTAGGACGGGTTGAAAAGGCCGAGTGGTTTGGCCGTTTTGCGTACATTCAGTCTGACGATAGTTATTTTGATATGCAAGACCGCCGTGAAATTTCCCGTGGCACGTTTAACGCGCTTTACCGGCATATTGTGTGCAAGTCAGCACGTACAGGGCGCCATATTGAGGCGTCCGTCTGCTTTGATGAATTACGCCAAAAATGCGGCGCCCCTGCGTTGGTTGGCATTACTTACGCGGCGGGTGAAACCGTACTGGTGTCGCGTGGTGGTGACGTGTACGGTAACCGATGGCGCGATGCGCGCCCCGTGGCCATGAAGGGCGACGTGACCCCGTGGCTTGAGCATTGCAAACGCTTAGTGCCGGACCCTGATTCGCTTAACCACATTTTTGACGTGATGGCGTTCAAATTGCAACACCCTCAACGCAAGATCAATCACGCGATCCTACACACAGGCGTACAAGGGTCGGGTAAGGATACGATGTATCACCCGTTTATATGGGGCGTCTGTGGCAATAACGCGACTAACCGTGGTTTGTTGGATTCCGACACCATGTCCTCGCAGTTTAATTACGCGCTTGAGTCTGAGATTCTAATTTTGAATGAGTTACGCGAGCCCGATGCCAAGGATCGCCGCGCGTTGGCCAATCGTCTTAAACCTGTAATAGCGGCGCCCCCTGAGTACCTGTCGATCAACAGGAAAGGGTTGCACCCATACGACATGGCGAATCGTTTGCTTGTGTTGGCTTTTTCTAATGACCCTGTACCTATCACTTTAGATTCACAAGACCGCCGATGGTTTGCCATCAAATCGACGGCGCCGCGTATGACTTCTGAAGCGGGCGCGGCCATGTGGCGATGGTTTGACAATGGCGGGGTGAGCGCGTGTGCGGCGTGGTTGTATGCGCGCGACGTGTCAGCGTTTAACCCTGGTGCGGCGCCCCCAATGACCGAATTTAAACTAACCCTAGTTGAGCAGGGTATGAGTGCCAATGAGTCATTTTTAGTTGACACGATACGCGAGCGCAAAGGCTTGTTTGCAAATGGTGTTATTGCGTCGCCCTTTCACGCGATATGCGACACGCTATCAATTAACGCCCCTGGTATGTACAAGGTATCTCAAACGGCACTTTTACACGCTTTGCAAGAGTGCCAATGGGTAGACATGGGGCGCGTGTCATCGCGTGATTACACGTCTAAAAAACAGATTTATTGTGCGCCCAATATGCTTGATCATACTAAAAGCGATTTGCGCGCAATGGCAGAAGGCGTGGTCGTGCGCGCCGATACACCAATGGCCGCTGTCACGCATCTTAAGAGCGTAAAAAAACCCGCGTAAGCGGGCCGTGGGGTTTGCGTGGGGTTATAGGTCAAAGACTAGAATCAATAAAACGGCGGTAGCGGCTGCGATAAGGGAAAAGGTCATAAGGGCACCAGCGCAGCAAACAAAGGGTGTAAGCGCGGGATATAGGCCCCGATATCGCTCGGAAAAACGCGCTTAATATACCCACGCTCGCACATACTACGAAGTGTTACCGTGTCGCCTATTGAATAGACGGTATATGGCCGGTTTTTAACGTGTACCACGTCGCCAACGTCAACCGGTTGGCCGTTTTTATATTTCATGTTAAATCCCCTAAGATTTTGAAATCACCGCGTATATAACCCACGGCGTCGCGTAGCAAAAACTCAGCTAATGAAAACTCGGCCGCTTGAATACTTTCAAAGGTTTTATTAAAACAAGGCACAAAATCGCCGTCATTATCAGGGTGGCAAATAAAGTATTTCATAAATACCCCAAAGTATTGTTTGGCAAAATGCGAAAAGTAGCAATAATCCCTATGCGGGCCGCGTAGCGCAGTTTAGGCGTGGCCGGTACTATCTCAAGGCCTAGGGCTTTAACGCGCGTATGATGCGCGCGTATGGCCGCGTATTCGCGCGAATAGGTAGACCGAATATAAGTATTCATTTTTGTTTGTCCAATACGATGGTTAAAAAAGCGATAACTTTATCAGCGTCAAAATGCGACGCGTCGGGGTTTTCTAATAACTCAAGCGCGCGCTCACATCCCAAGCGAAGCGCGGCCATTTCTATAATTTCTAAATTGGTCATTTTTTGCTCCAAAAGGTAATGGCTTGCTCGGCCTTCTTAGTGCCCGAGCCATGCGCGGGAAAACCCACGATTACCTTACGATCAACGCGCGCGCATAATTGGCATGATTCACAAGTGACGTCGTCGCGTGTGGTGGCCGGACAAATGACAATCGGGCGCCCTTGGGGCGTCGTCGTGTTAGTGGTTTGAGTAGACGGTAAAACGACCACCACAGGGCCAATCTCGAGCGCGGCCAACGTGTCGGCGTGTGCGGGCGTGTTAGCGCTCAGATTGACAGTAAAGCCCCAATCGTTGGCGCCCTTAATATACTTGGCGTTATCGCCTAATTCGGGCGCGTGATGCGTGTAAGTGAACCCGCGCTTGCCAATATTGGCCGCAACTAAATAGCCCATCAAATGGCCGTCAATGTGGCCGTGGCCGTCTTGCGGTAAATCGCCCGCTTGATTGTGGCGCCACAATTGGCCATTGGGTAGCGTCGTGATCGTGTTGCAAAATGTCGCCCAATCTGTGCCGGCCGTACCATTGGTTACGCGGTTCCACAGAAAATTTAGCCCGTAGTTATCGGCGTAGCATCCGGCCGCTTGAAACGGGCAAGACGTCGGGCACGATGCGCGACCGGTAGTTGATACAGGTATCGCACCTGTTTTTACGTTTGATGATTTTAAAGTTAAGTGTACTTGTGTCATTTTTAGCCCTTTGAGTTTATGGAAGTGAAGTTTAGAGAAAGCAAGCCAGTAGCAGCGCGACGCACATTAGCAGCGCGGCGATTACGTCGGAAAGTTTAGACATTTTGTGCACCTTAAAGTTAAACGGCAGCGGAAAGTGGCTCGGCAGCCGCTGCGCATTCGCGGCAAATACAGGGCACAACGTCAGTTTTAGCCGCTGCGCGTATCTCGGCTAATGTATCAAAGCCGCGCACATGTACAGCGTCGTCATAAAAACGCCAACCACATAAAAGGTTAAACATATACCCTTCGCCGTCAAAATCAACGTCGCGCTTTACATCTAATTTGTACTTTTTCATGTAGGTCACCTATTAAGTAAGAGATTCTATTGTACATGATTTTATAGCAGTGTACAACTATTTATAGCAAAATGCTCACAAAAGCTCATAATTTTGTAGGTCATGTGGGTTATTTTGTAGGTCATGAAATAGGGGCAAATGACTTACATAAAAGGCTATATAAATTAAGGCTTTACGGGCTTTGTAGTATTAGATAGTCATTTATTAGATATATATTTAAAAGATAGATAATATTAAGTATTACTTTAGAGCATGAAATTGTCGGAGCGTTTACGCACACGCTGAAGAGCCAGTGCGACGTTTTCCCCATGACCTACATGACCTACATGACCTACAAGTTAAACTTAGTATGCATATAATCCTAAGACTTAGTGAGTACCAGATGCTAAGACTTAGTGAGTATTTGTATGCTAAGACTTAGTGAGTGACTAAGACTTAGTGAGTACAAAGCTAAGACTTAGTGAGCTTGTTGGTTGTCCAACAACCTAAGACTTAGTGAGTGTGGCATTAAGCATTCTTGAGGGCATGGGGGTAGGGGGGGGAGGGCCCTGCGGGGAGCCCTAGCTAGCGGAGGGTTCACGCTCAAAATTTTTTTTATAAAAATGTGTGCAATAAGGCTGTCGATTTTTTTTATATAATAAATTGCCTACATGACCTACAATCGCAAAATGCTATCTCTACACTTCACACCCCGCGAAGTCCGCGCCACCGAGTCGCGTTTGTTGCGCGTCTATGAAGCTGCGCGTCTTGGTTTGTCAAACAATGCGTTGGCAATCCGTGCAGGCATGATGCCCGAAGAGTTTCGTAAACTCTGCCAGCTAGACCCTGTGGTGGAAATGGCAGTTGAACAAGGCCGTGCGGATTCAGAAGCCGAAATGTCGCAAGTCGTGCGTGACGCAGCGCTTGGCGGCGACGCTAAGATGGCGTTAGAGTTTCTGAAACACAAGCACGATTGGGTGGCCAAGCAGCAAGTGCAGGTTGATGTGACGCAACAGATCAGCATCATCACAGCGCTTGAGCAAGCTGAACAGCGGTTAACTATAGATATGGAACCCACAGATGGCAACCAACGCATTAGCGCCTAACGGGCAAATAGTAAACGCTTTAGCGCCCACAGATTCAAACCCGTACTTGGCATCGCTTATGCAACGCGCGCAAGAAGAATATCCTTTTATACGCAGTCATAACCCAGCGGTTGTTATGGGCCAAGGCGAAGGGTTTGCTGAAACTTACCCTATTAACGAAACTGGTGCGCCGTTGCCTGGTGGTGGGTTTTCGCGACCTAAGACTCTGCCTATAGATAGAGTGGGCGTTGAAATATATCAACCGTCTAAGTTTTCACATCACGACTTAGCGGCGGAGATGTTGCACATTGATCCTTACGCTAACGAAGTGCGCGGTGCGTTATCTAAGAATCTAACGCCTGAACAGATCAACGTACTAAAACACAACGCGCGCGACTACCAACACTCTATAGATTTAGGCATGAGCGAAGAAGACGCCATGCGTAACACGATAGATTCAGGGCTGCGCGGCTACGTCATGGGCCAATGGCCGGAAGAGGTAAACACCCAAATGAATTACAGCCCCGAACAAAAAGCAATGCTTGAGGGGTTAAAGGTTTACACCCGAACTGGTAAACGCTAATGCAAACGACACAGTACAGCGCCGCCGAAGAGATGCGCCTAATGTCAGCGCTTTGGTCACCCAAGATCAAGGATGACCCCCTAGCGTTTGTGTTGTACGCGTTTCCTTGGGGTCAAAAGGGTACGCCGCTTGAGAACTTTACCGGCCCACGCAAATGGCAGCGGGAAGTGCTGACCGACCTGACCGCGCACATTAAAGCTAACAATGGCTTGGTGGACTTCAACACATTCAGAATGGCCACAAGCTCGGGGCGGGGGATTGGCAAGTCGGCGTTAGTCAGTTGGCTAACCTTGTGGATGCTTTCCACACGGATTGGTTCAACAACCATCATATCGGCAAACAGCGAATCACAGCTACGTTCAGTCACTTGGGCAGAGATTACCAAGTGGTTGGCTATGTCACTTAACAGCCATTGGTTTGAAGTTAGCGCAACTAGGCTCATGCCCGCCAAGTGGATTACCGAACTGGTTGAGCGTGACCTAAAGAAAGGCACACGTTATTGGTCGGTTGAGGGCAGATTGTGGTCAAGCGAGAACCCTGACGCTTATGCTGGCGTTCACAATTACGACGGCGTGATGGTGATCTTTGACGAAGCCTCTGGTATTGATGACGCCATCTGGGCAGTCACCGCAGGTTTCTTTACAGAAAACACACCTAACCGTTTTTGGTTGGCGTTCTCGAACCCGCGTCGCAACACCGGCTACTTCTACGAATGCCACAACTCCAAGCGTGACTTTTGGCAAACCAAGATCGTGGACGCAAGGACGGTCGAGGGCACCGACAAAGCGGTGTACCAACAAATCATCGACGAATACGGCGCCGATTCATCACAGGCGGCAGTCGAGGTCTACGGTGACTTTCCGTCTGCCGGTGATGATCAGTTTATCTCTAGCCTGATCGTAGACGAAGCTATGCGGAGAGCCAAACTTAAAGACCTGTCCGCCCCCATTATTGTGGGCGTTGACCCAGCGCGCTTTGGATCAGACTCAACGGTGATTGCCATTCGCCAAGGGCGTGACATCATTGGCATCAAACGCTTCAAAGGCGACGATACGATGACGGTCGTGGGCCACGTTATCGAGGCGATTGAGGAATATAAGCCCGCGTTGGTGGTGATAGACGAAGGTGGTGTGGGTGGGGGCGTTGTGGATCGGTTAAAAGAGCAGCGGTACAAGATAAGAGGGGTCAATTTTGGAAATAAGTCACGAAATCCACTCATGTACGGCAATTTAAGGGCGCAAATGTGGGGTGATATGCGTCAATGGCTTAAAACTGCGTCGATTCCTAGTGACAGAATACTAAAAACTGATTTAATATCACCTGTAATGAAACCGGATTCTAAAGGTACAATCTTTTTAGAGTCTAAGAAAGACATGAAAGCGAGGGGCCTAGCCTCGCCTGATGCCGCAGATGCTATATGCGTGACGTTTGCGTTTCCTGTCGCGCACCGTGAGTACGTAGAACCTAAAAGTCGCAACTATTCGCCGCAAGGCGTACAAACTTCTTGGATGGGGTCATAGTGGCTAAGAAATCCGTGTCGTTATCGGTAGGGCGAGGCGAGAAACTACCCGCAAGTCAGGGCGCTGGATTGACCGCCAAAGGTCGCGCCAAGTACAACTCGGAAACGGGTTCAAACTTAAAGGCGCCCGCGCCAAGCCCAAAGACTGAAGCAGACAAAGGACGCAAGGCGTCATTTTGTGCAAGAATGGGCGCGGTCGCTGCCCACGCTAAAGACGGCGAACGTGCTAAGGCATCCCTTAAACGGTGGAAGTGTTAATCATGGCTAAAACTGGTTTGTATAGCAACATTCACGCAAAACAAGAACGCATTAAAGCCGGAAGCGGCGAGAAGATGCGTAAGCCTGGCGCAGCGGGCGCGCCAAGCGCTAAAGATTTTAAGCAGTCTGCCAAGACTGCAAAGAAGAAATAATGCCTCTTAAAAAATCTGCATCCCCCGCTGCTTTTCGTGCAAACGTAAAAGCTGAAATCAAAGCCGGTAAGCCTGTTAAGCAAGCCGTCGCCATCGCATACGCAACCAAACGAGCATCACCTAAAGGAAAGAAATGAAAGCTAAACCTTTTGAAAAATCCAAAAAAGATGTCGAGCCTAAGAACATGAAAGAAGGCTCTAAGCGCGAAGAAAAGATGGATAAACGCCAAATGACTAAAAAGAAATGATCCAACCCCTACACGACAATATCGCGGTACGCCCCGACCCGTTTGTGCAAAGCGGGCTGCTAATCTTGCCCGAGGAAGATATGCGTACCGGCGTGGTTATTGCTGTTGGGCCAGGCAAGAAAGACTCCAAACGACCTTTAATGGTGAGCGTGGGTGATCATGTCATGTACAGCGGCACAATTGATCGCAAGTACGAAGATTTGATTTTAATGAAAGACAAGGACGTAATCGGGCTTGTATGAACGATAAAGACATCATAGAAACCGCACTGCATCGCATGACAATGGCGATTGCCGCCTATTCTGACAGCCGTGAGGATGAACTAGATGACCTTCGATTCTATGCAGCAAGTCCAGACAACCAATTCCAATGGCCAGCCGACGTACTTGCAACGCGAGGCTCAGTTCAAGGCCAGACAATTAACGCTCGACCTTGCCTTACCATCAACAAACTCCCCCAGCACGTCAGACAAGTCACCAACGACCAACGCCAAAATCGACCAAGTGGGAAAGTAATCCCCGCCGACGACAAAGCTGACGTTGAAGTTGCCGAGATTTTTAATGGCATGGTGCGTCACATTGAGTATATGTCTGACGCAGATGTGGCATACGACACCGCTTGTGAAAACCAAGTGGCGTATGGTGAGGGTTATATTCGGTTGCTAACCGAGTACGAAAGCCCTAATTCGTTTGATCAAAACATCAAGATCGGGCGTATTCGCAATTCATTCTCAGTTTACATGGACCCAACGATCCAAGACCCTTGCGGGTCAGACGCCAAATGGTGTTTTGTGACTGAAGACGTAATGCTCGAGGATTTTGAGCGTATGTTTCCTGACGCGCAACCCGTGTCATCCTTACAAGCGCAAAGCGTGGGCAACGAATCCTACGCACCGTGGTTAAGCGTAGATACCATTCGGATTGCCGATTATTACTACGTTGAGCATGAAAAAGCTACGTTAAACCTGTATTACGGCAACGTAAGCGCTATTAAAGGCTCGCCTGAAGACCAGCAAATGGTGATGAACGGCATGAAACCGATTAAAAGTCGTATGGTTGACATCAAAAAAGTCAAACATTGCAAAATCAATGGTTTTGAGGTGTTGGAGCATAACGATTGGGCGGGCGATTGGATTCCGGTTGTGCGGGTAGTCGGCAACGAATTTGAAATTGACGGGCGCATTCATGTGTCGGGCATTGTTCGTAATGCCAAGGATGCACAGCGTATGTACAACTATTGGGTCAGCCAAGAAGCAGAAATGCTGGCTTTGGCACCCAAGGCACCTTTTATTGGTTACGGCGGTCAGTTTGAAGGCTACGAACAACAATGGAAAACAGCCAATACAACCAACTGGCCGTATCTAGAGGTAAACCCTGATGTAACAGACGGCGCGGGCGGTACATTGCCCTTGCCGCAACGCGCGCAACCCCCAATGGCCTCAAGTGGCTTGTTGCAAGCCAAAGCGGGCGCTAGCGACGATATTAAATCAACGACAGGGCAATATGACTCTAGCCTTGGCGCAACCTCTAACGAGCGTTCTGGCAAGGCTATCATGGCGCGTGAGCGTCAGACTGATACCGGCACTTACCACTACGTTGACAACTTGGCGCGTGCGGTACGCCACATAACACGTCAAATTATTGGTTTAGTGCCTAAAATTTACGACACGCAACGGGTAGCTAGAATCATGGGCGAGGATGGCGAGCCCGATTCAGCCAAAATTGACCCTAATCAACCCGAACCGGTCAAGAAAATTGTTGACCAAAACGGTATAGAAATTGACAGGATTTATAATCCGAGCGTCGGTACTTACGACGTAATGGTGACTACCGGCCCAAGCTACATGACCAAACGCCAAGAAGCGCTTGAGTCAATGGGTCAATTGCTGCAAGGTAATCCACAGTTGTGGTCAGTTGCGGGCGATCTGTTTATTAAGAACATGGATTGGCCAGGCGCTCAAGAAATGGCTAAACGTTTTGCTAAAACTATTGACCCTAAGTTAATGGACGACAGCAACAAAGACCCTGCACTCCAAGCCGCCGAGCAGCAGATGCAAGCAATGGCTAAAGAAATGGAAAATATGCATTCCATGCTGCAAAATGTGTCTAAATCTATGGAAGCCCAAGACATTGAGCGCAAAAACTACGAAGCGCAAATTAAAGCGTTTGATGCTGAAACTAAACGTATTTCAGCGGTACAGGCGGGCATGACTTTTGAACAAATTCAAGACATTGTGCATGGTACGGTTGCAGCAGCTTTGGATGCGGGTGATCTAATTGGCGGGTCGCCTCAACGTGAGCCATT